ACCAGGACATGGCTTTCGGCCGGCTGAGATTTTCTGAAATGAAACGCACTTCTGGTTTTAAGATAGGTCGCGTTCATAACGGCGGTGTTGATCTTGGTCATGCCGCCGATGCCTTTCAGGTGGGTATCGGTATACCGCAGGTTTTTTAATGTCTGAAAGTTCTCACCGATTGATGCTGGTTCCGCTGTAATTAATCGGCCTGAAAGCGGAATTTCCTTGTGGCTTGTTCGTCTATCTGGCATATTATCATCCTACATACTCGTCTATGGTAATGTCGTACCCGCTTCTACCGGTCCCGCCCATTCCTTCCATTCTGAACCTTGAAAGCGGCACTTTCCGCGAAGAGGCGTTCAGCCTGTCGATCACATTGCGTGTTCTTTCGGCTTTTAGTATAACCGTTTCCGGTATTTTCCTGTCGAAATCCTCACCGAGAGCAATTGCAAGGTTATACACTAAAAACTCCTTGTACTCTTCCGGCATGGACAAAGCCTGACCGATGGTTGCGGTCGTGCTGGCAATGATCGTAAAGTTCCTGAAAAACTCGAAGTACGCCGTGTACGATGTCGTGGTGGCGTGGTTGAATATGACCTTTGCCAGCGGGTATTCGGGCAAAAAGTATAATTTAGTGGGCCTTGCGTCAAACGACTTGTACGAAATCCTGTTGTAGTCTTTTGACGCCATTACCGTCACCGGAAAATCGTAATTATCGGAATTTCGCAGGTAACAACTGTTTACAGCCACTGGTCTAATTGTATCAAAGTCACCGCCCGGGCCGACCGTGTATTCCGCTATAGCGGACGTAAGCGAAAACGATTCGCTTGTCACGACGTGCATTTTATTGTCCGCGCCCACGAACTCGAACAGGTTTTTAAGTGCGGTAAATCCCGTTGTGTCTTGTGCGGTCGTGGGTGCGTCAATCCCCACCTTTATGTACGCCGAATCTATGATTGCCGTTGCCGTCGTAGTTGCCATGAATTAAATTCTCCCTTGTATTTCTTGTTCCACATTTCGCCGTTGTTCGGAAATCGTTCCTTGAGATCGTCCCCGACCGCCACAACCTCCCAGGTCTCCGGGTTTTCTATCATTGCCCGAAGCAGGCCGCCGGAAGCATCGAAGAAAAACCGCTTGTGTTCCCGAATAATGTTTGACAGAAACTCGCTTTGCATCATAAAGGCTGCGTTCGTTAAATATTCCACCCCGGCGGCGCTGATAATTATCATGCAGTTGTACGCCGCTTCGCTGTAGCCTGTTATGTGGGTTGCTTCCCTTACAATCGATCCTTCACAACCAAAGTATTTTACGCCCTTATACCCCATTTTTAAAAACAGGTGATGGGTTCTGCACGCTGCGGTCGGCCCACCCTCTATGCCGTTTATCTGGTCTTCCTCGACCAGGTCAAACACTCGTATTTGTTCCCGTTTAAATTGCTTGAACTGGACCTGGTTTACCCTCGACCCGAATATTGCGCCTTTTACAAGCGGCCCGATCCGGTAGGGTGTTTTTGTAACGTCTATGGCATAAAGATAACAGGATATGCCGTTATCGGACAAATACCCGGCGGTATCGTTTATAGCGAATATGTCTCCCCTAAACTCTTTAAGCTCGTCCAGTCTTTTTTTGACAGAAGGGCCACCGCCGACCACGGCGCAAACGGGATATTCGTAAACAGCCCATTCCACCCGGGGATATCCCTTTGACAGTTTGGTGTTTTCCTTGACCTCTTCCGGGGTTGCAATTCCCCGCGCTAAGATATTAATTCTAATTGCCATACCGCGGCACCCACATCTTGTGTTCTCTTATATCGTAATCCTTGGTCCACACGTTTTTTGCACCCGCCGCCTCGTACTGTGCTTTCAAGTCTTCGCCAACCGCCACAACCTCCCATGTGTCGGGATATTTCAGCATAGCATCCAACAACCCGCCGGACAGGTTCATAAACAGGTGCGGATGCTTGGTTATTATTTTCGCCAGGTATTCGCACTGGATGATAAACGCTGCGTTTGTAAGGTACTGAATACCGCCCGCGTCAACAACCATCAGGTTCATGCTGGCAGCTTCCGACAGGCCGGTTGCGTGTGATTTGTCGTAAAAAGACCCTTCGCAACCGATAAAAAGAACTCCCGTGTAACCGATCCTTAACAGCAGGTGCGGCGCACGGCACACGCTGGTCGGCCCCCCCTCGGTGCCACCTTTCGGGGAGTCTTCGTTCAGGTTGAACTTTCTGACATCCGCCCGGTGAAACTGCTTGAACTGCTCCCTGTGAACCCTAGATGCGAATATCGCGCCCTTTACTAATGGTCCGATCTTGAAAAGCACGTCCGTCGGGTCTATCGAAAACAAGTAGGAGGAAATACCGTTGTCCGAAAGATACCCGGCAGTGTCGTTTATAGCGAATATGTCGCCCTCAAACCTTTTAAGGTTGTCAAGGTTGTTTGCCAGTGACGGCCCTCCCCCGGCGACAATGCACGGCGGATAACATGCCACGCGCCAGTGAACCTCAAGATACCGCCGGGAGTTTCTGACGTTCTTTTTAATTTCCCTGGAACTCACAATCGGTTTGGCATCGAATTTCAATCTAAGCGGCATGTTTAAACCCCGCGATCAGCGTATCGGTCTTTCCGATAGCCGCAAGTTGCGCTTCGTAAGCTGTTGTCAGAAAATCGCTGTCAAGAAATTCCCACTCCAAATGACCGCCCATCATGCTTTTTGCCAACCAATACAAATGGTTGGAAAGCGGGTATCGCTGAATATGCTTGATATAATCGACTTTTAAGCCGGCCTTTTCCCCCAGCATCGCCAACGTCTTTGCATTAAAGAGGTAAAGATGGCAACTCCAATATGTAAACCTTGAAAACGCTTCGCTTTCGTACAGGGTTAAAAGCACGTCGTCTGCGTTCGGCACCTCCACTATTAGCCTGCCGTCAGGCTTTAGGTGTTTTGAAAGCTCCCTTAGTTTTTCCGCAGGGTTTTCAAGATGCTCAACTACATGAAAAGCGGTAATCAGGTCGTACTTTCCTTCATAGTCCGTTTTAATACCACGGTCCAAAAGATGCGGTTGTGTCCGGCTTTCAAGCTCTATGCCCGTCACGCTTTTCGCCAGTGATTTCACGCGCATTAAAAAACCGCCTGGCCCGCACCCGAAATCCAGCACGTCCCTGTTGACGACAGTGTCCTTCAGGAACTTAAAGCGCCTTTCATCGTCCTTGTCGCACAACTGCAGCCATTGGTTGATAGTCAATGTCATGCTCCCGCTGTGCATTTCCCCGGTTTCATAGTTCGTTTTCCTGTCCGGTTGCAGGAACACAAGCCCGCATGTTTCGCACTCGTTTATGGCAAGCTCCGGGTTGTCCCTGACGGACCCGGGCCGCTTTTTGTGTTTTTCCCCCCCGCAAAGATAACACTTCATTATCCCCCCCTTAGTTTTTCCCGTATCGGTCTTTCAGATTCCGCCACGGTTTTTACACCATTTCCAAGGCACAGCTCGACCTCCCTGATTCGTTTACGAAGCATATCCATTGCGTGAACCTCAAGGCTTGCTGCCTGATCGGTTCCCCACATCTTGTGGTCCAGCGTAATATGCCTTTCAACCACTTTTGCACCTAAAACCACCGCCATAACAGTCGGGTCAAGCCCGTACTCGTGGCCGCTGTATCCCACCGGGCAATCATAACGGTCGTTTAAAAAGGTAATGGTTCGCAGGTTCAAGTCTTCCGGAGGGGTTGGATAAGCGGAGTTGGTGTGCATCAGCATAAAGTCGGAGCCTTTTAATATTTCAACGGCATGATCGATTTCATTGACCGTACTCATACCTGTTGACGCAACAATCGGTTTCCCGGTACGCACAACCCGTGTCAAAAGATCGTCATTGGTAAGGTGCGCCGACGGTATCTTAATGAACGGCACATTATATTTCATAAGGAAATCAACACTTTGAAGATCCCACACGGAAGCCGTCCAATCGATTGGCTTCAGTTTGCAGTACTCGTCTATGTAATCGAACTCTTCCTGCCCGAACTCTATTTTCTTTTTGTACTCAAGATAGGTCATTTCCCCCCAAGGGGTTGATTTAAGCATGTTCTTTTGAGATTCCGGCACGCATATCTCCGGTGTGCGTTTTTGAAACTTCACGCAATCCCAGCCGGTGGCAAACGCCGCGTCGATTAATTTCTTGGCGATCTGAACATCTCCGGAGTGGTTAATTCCTATCTCGGCAATCAGATAAACTTTCCGATTGTACCCATCTCGCAATAATCCGAACATCTGATACCTTTCGTGTTCTTAATGTGTTGTTTTCTGAAATCAACGTATTTTTCACCGTTCCAGATATCCTTTAACGATTCCGTCTTTGCGTTCCCAAGGACGATCTCGTTATTGTAATCCTCCATGCACATTGCCGCTTCACCGTTTGACTTGATTGTCATTGACATCCAGGGGTGCTTGCAAGGCTCCGACCAGTGAATCGACTTGGTCGGGTGATACACCTTGCGATACCAAAGGGTGTCTTCTGATTTAAGGTATATGTAAACGTCCTTGTCGGCAAACATCCTGTTAAGCTCAAGATATCCCTGCGCCTGGTTTTTCCGGTTAAGGTCCAGCATGGTTATAACAATCACGGTGCCGTGCCTGAAATCCCGCTTTATATTCAACAATTCCAGTATTTTTTTGTAGCTTTCGGTGAAGTTCGATGCGCTTCCCCGTATCTGCTTGTGTTCGTTGTCATCAACGCTTTCAATGGAAAACTTGATATAATCTAGGCCGTTTGCCATCATTTCCCCGACCTTTTCCACGTTTATATTGGCGGGGTTACAGCTAAAGTAAGATTTAAGCCCTCTTTCCGACAACATTTTCACATACGTTGCCATGTTCTTGTCGAGAAGCGGGTCTCCGTAACCGTGAAGCTGTATGACCTGCGGTATGACGTAAAGAAAAAAATGGTTTTCGTTCATTTCAAACGGTGCGATCTTGTAGCGGGCATACACGAACTGCCGCCACATATCCCACTGCTGCTCGGTGAAAGGCTCGATCTGGTCGATAATTTTCTCAAACAGATCCGGCTTCATGGTTTCCACCGGGCGCGTCATCATGGTCGTCCTTGGACACATCTGACACTTCATGTTGCACGCATTGGTTGTTTCGATATTGTAAACAACCGGGTCGGGGTTGCGGATGCTTTCCAGTGCTGAAAACACGTCTCCCGTGTAAGTCAATGTGCTGAACTGCCTGTAAAAATCAATGTCGAACATAATCGCTTATCTTTCGTTTTCCTGGAAAGTTCGGGTTGTATATAACCGCGTGTTCCCTGAACGAAACCTCCTTTGCCATGCCGTTAAACCCCGGGGCATCGTCCGTATCGATAAGGTTTAATTCCTGCGCGTACCTTAAAATGTCAGTTCCGGCATACGGCGCGACAAACGAAACGTCGATACTGTCCGGGTCGAGCTGTTTCATAAACTCCACGCTTTTTTTAATGTCGGTTTTCGTTTCGTAAGGCCAACCGAACATGAAGTTCGCAGTGGATCTTATGCCCATGTTTTTCAGCATGTAAAAAGTTTTCAGTATTTTCTTGTTTGACACGTTCCTGAGTAACACCCTTTTCCGGATACTTTCGTCACCGTGTTCCACACCAAAGCCAACACCGTCACACCCGCTTTCTTTTAACTGTTTTAAATTTTCAGGTGTGATATGCTCAACCGATGTCGTGATCCAGTACGGCAGGTTCACGCGCTCTCTCCACATATCAGCGAATATATGAAAGTCTTTTCGCTGAAACAGGAAATTATCGTCACAGAACACTACCCTTTCAATACCGTCAAAGCGCATCTGGTATTCGACCTCGGCTATCACTTTATCGTAGCTTTTCTTACGAAAATAATTCCCGCATGATTTCAACGATTTCCTGATGGCATGATTTACGCAATATGTGCATCTGTTCGGGCAACCCCTTGATGCTTCGACATACCCTGTCCGGTAAATCTTGCCGTCATACGCCTTGATTAAATGCCGCCTGTCCCAGAAGCTAAAGTCCTGAAACGGGATCGTGTCCATGTCGATAAACGGTCGTAAAGGATTATGAAACTCCTTTGTCCAAAGGTTTTTCGTGCTTTCGTTCAGCCCTTCACAAAACTCAATTACCGCTTCTTCCCCTTCTCCCTGTATTAAATAATCGATATTCGGATTTTCAATCACGATATCGGGAACTGCCGATGGTGTCGGACCCCCGACAAGTATTTTCAGCCCGGGGACGGCTTTCTTTGCCGATCCCATTAAAGTATTGGCAAACCGGTAATTGTCTTCAACCAGGGTGACAATCATCAGTTCCGGACGGCTTCTATATAATAAGGTGTTCAAGCGGTCGCTTATCTGTTCAACACTTAACCCTTCGTACCCATAGTCAAACGTGGTTTTCTTGACCAGGAGGGCTTCTTCACGAATATCGTTATCGACGTTTCCTTTGGCCATAAAGGTGGTGTCGAACACTTTTATTTCGTGCCGCCTTGATAAAACGGTCACGATAATCGCCATACCGGTCGGTATTCTAGAATATCCCTGCGCGTTGGGGTATAGGGCTAAAATCTTCATAACTCGGCTATGGTTTTCCTTAATGCCTGCGCTTTCTGCTTGGCAATGTCCATGTTCTGATAATTGGTTTTAAACTGCATGATTTTCGGCTGGATTTCTTCAGCCACCGGGCAGTTCCCATCGAACATTTCAAGGGCGGGTTCCAAATACGGCACGCTCCACGCCCCGTAAAAACCGTCCCCGCCGTTTTTAATAAACGCTTTTCTAAACTCGTGCCACGTCACCGGGCCGTCGTACAGTGCCGCAAGGGTGTAATATGAGTGCGGGTATCCCGACGGCACAAACTGCGGTGTGAGGTAATTGCACTTATCGATCACGTCCAGCAGGCAGCGGGCCGAATACTGTCTCATGGCTATCAGTTCGTTCAGTTCGTTCATCTTATGATACACCCGTTCCGCACTTAATTCGTTCAGCCGATAGTTATAACCGATGGTGTCATGCCGCTTGTAGTCCGGGCTTTGAACAATCTCCCTGTCGACACCGCCCCTTGAAGCGGTCAGGCTTTTATAGCCATGCCCGGCGAACTTCCTTGCGGCTTGCGCCATGACCGGGTCGTTTGTTATCAGCATCCCGCCCTCTCCGCAGGATATGTGCTTGGTGGTTTCAAAACTGTAACTGGCAAAATGGCCTTTAAGCCCGAAATCCGGGTTGACCGCCTGGGCGTTATCCTCGATAACGACAAGATCGTGATCCTTTGCAAGTGTTGTTATCAACTGCATATCCGGTGGAAGCCCGTACAGCGCAACCGCTATAATCGCTTTGGTTCTTTTGGTAATCTTTCTTGAAATATCCAAAGGGTCGATATTGAACGTCATAGGGTCGATGTCTGCAAAAACAGGCTTTGCGCCGGCATGAATCGTTGCGGTAGCGTCCATGATAACGGTAAGGGCGGGTGAAATCACCTCGTCCCCCGGCCTTATGCCTGCGGCCAACAGCGCCGAATGAAGCGTGGCGGTGCCGGAGTTCATGGCAATAGCGTATTTTACACCGAACTTTTCGGCAAATCTCTGTTCTAATGCGTGGTTCCAGGTCATGTTTGTCTCAAACCCCTGAAAGAAACGTCTTTCTTGAAATACAGCTTGTTTAGGCTGTTCATGTTTTCAACCATCCTTGAGTCGTGATAATCTCTCACAAGCGATTTGTTAGCGTGATACAGCAGCCGGTAAAACTCGCTGTCGGGCAAGTCGGTGAAATTCACAGTCAACAGGTCGGAATTTACATGCTTTGCGTAAAAATCCTCCGGGCCCTTTAAAAGACCGTCTTCTATCGCCTTGTAATAAAGTGGGGAGCCGGGGTACGGCGTAACGGGCCGGATGGTTCTAAGTTGTGAGTGGTCGTTGTGCTTCAACAGGAAATCCACACCTTTTCGCAAGCTATTTTCCGTGTCGCCTATGTTTCCCCATATAATATTGAACCCGGGGCTTACACCCTCGCTGATGGTGGTTTCTATGCCTTTCTCGATCTGGTCAACGGTGAGTTTCTTGTTCATGTTTTTCAAGACATCGTCGTCCATGCTTTCAATGCCGTACCCGATAAAAACGCATCCGGCCCGTTTCATTGTCCTGATTGTTTCTTTCGTGGCGAAATTCAACCTACCGAAACAACTCCAGTTGATCTTAAAATCGGCTATTGCTTCACTGATTTCAATTGCCCTCTTGGACGATACCATGAAAAGCTCGTCGTGAAACGCAACGTATGTAATACCGAAATACTGTTTCAGCCTGCGTATTTCCTCCTTGACCAATTCCACCGATCTTAATCTCACCCCGGGTTCCATGCGGTAGCAGAAATTGCACTTGAACGGACAACCCCGGGCCGTTATGACCGGAAAACACCTTTGGTCGTTCCTGATATGCGGTTCTCTTATAAGTGCGTAATAATTCATGGGAAACATATCCCATGCGGGAAAGGGGAGGCTGTCGATGTCAGGTGCCGGCCTGCGCGGGTTAATGATTACCTTGCCGTTGTCTTTATAGGCTATACCGCTAATACCGGAAAGATCACCGACCTTCGCCAAGGTTTCCTCCGCATCCCCGATAACGACCGCATCCGCTTTTGTCTTTTCGATAAAGAACTCCGGCACGGGAGACGGGCCATGACCGCCCAGCACGAAAAAAGGCCGGTCTTTTGAAGCGTTTATGTCATCGGCAATGTTTAATATTTCCCTGTACTGCCAGTATCCTGCGACAAAGCCCGCCATCACGATATCAAAATGGTTTTCGTCCAGAAACCGGGTTAGATGCCCTTTCGGGTAATGATAAAAGTCCTTGTTGTAAACCATGACCTTATGCCCGACTTTTCTGAGAACCGACGCGATATAGGCCGCACCTAAAGGAAACCAGTGAATATAACTGCCGTTATCATAAATTACGATCAGGATTTTCATTTCAGGACCGCTTTTGGCATTTTCTTCTGGTTTTGAAGATACCACTGCTGACAGTGCCGGTTAATCTCAACAACTTCCGGGTTGTCGTCAAGATACTCGATTGCATCCTCAAGGGTGAAATTCAGAAAATGATTATATATATTGTCAAAGAACGTAAGATCGTCAGGATAATCCATTGTCATCCTGAGTTCGGGCCGTTGTAGGGCTTGCGGGACATCAAAAAGCGGTTCCACCTTGAATAAACCCGTATCAGTGAAGTACGGAACCATATTTTCAGTATTGTCACTGCCTTTGATATCACAAACCTTGTCCAGTGCCGATTTTGCTATCCCGTAAGTAAACGCCCCTGTCGGCACATGCGGTGCCTGTATAAAGTCCGCACCGGTCTTGCCGTGCTGTTTGAACGCAAGGTCCGCCAACCCCGGGTCGCACAGCAGGTCATCACCGTCAAAAGTTACGAAAAAATCAATGAAATATTTTTCCGCCGCACCACGCCATCTAAGCAGTTTGTCATTCTCGCTCCCTGAATAAACCCCGATCTTGTTTTTAAGAGCGATTTCCCTAAGAATATCGTCTTCAGAAAGCCGTGTGGTGCAAAGAACAATTTCATCCGCTGTTTTTGACCGTTTAGCCCGATCGATTACAAGCTCGACAGCATACTTCCCAACGATTTTTTTCAAGCATTTTTTAGGAAAACGCTTTGAACCTGTCCTAACGGTTATAAAAATCCCCTTCATGTACCCCCTTGCGGGAGGGATTTTACCCCTCCCGGTTAAAGGTTTTAACTAGATGCCTGTAAGCCAAGCTCCTCGATTCGGGTTTCGATTTCCGTCATGCGTGTCTGGGCATTTGCCAGGCATGCAAAGAAAGTCGCCCCTTCGGTAGCGTTGGCAAAACATGCCACAGCCACGGTGTTCGCCAGTGAACCGAACGCATAATCCGCCGTCATGGTTGTAGACACTGTCGCCATAATGGTTGTCAGTGCGGTTGTCAGTGCTGCGGGTTGGTTCGCAGGGGTGGTCCCCCAAAACCCGATTTTTTCGCTAGAGTCTTTACCAAGTATCGTACCGGTGTCACTGCCCTTGTCGAGATAGTTGATGGCCGCAGATGTGGTGGTGCTGATACCGGTTCCACCGGCAATAAGGCCGACCTCGACCAGGTTGGTTTCAACTTCCCGTATCCGCGTGTGAAGGTTCAGCATGAGCGCAAAGAACGATTGCGCCTGATTCGTTGTTCCGAACCCGTAACCCGCACTACCGGACACCGCCACCGCCATTGTGTAAACATAGGTGGTCGTGGATACCGTCGATGTGGTAACGATGGTTCCAAGAGGGGTCGTTGAAGTTGCAGGCTGGTTACAGGGCGTAATGCCCCAGAAACCGATCAAGTCGGTTGATGCCTGCCCGAATATGGTTCCATCGGAATCACCGCCCTTGCTGACGTAATCCAAGGCAAGGGATGTCGTAACGCTGATGGTGGTGCCACCCGCTATAATTCCGGACTCTTGAAGCCTGTCTTCCATTTCACCGATTCTGACCTGTATGTTTTCAAGAACGGTCATAAACGTCATTGCTTCATCAATATCGGCGAAACCGAAAGCTCCTGTCGCACTGACAGGGTTGATGGTGACGGCAAACGTAGTCGCGGTCGTGTAGGTAATCGTTGTCAGCTCTGACGTTAAGGCATCAGGTTGATTGACAGGTGTAATACCGAAAAAACCGATCAGGGAGGATGTTTTCTGACCCAATACGGTTCCGGCATCATTTTTTTGGTCAATATAATCCGACATAATGCCTCCTTATCCGATTATTCTACACGCCCATTCTGGCCGAATAGCCTTACTCCCGAACAACACGTCGATACGACAGGGGAACTTGTCGTTCACAATATCGTACTGTCTTACCAGCCTGAGTGAAATACCGTCGTAAACTTCCCTTGCGGCAAAGTCCACACCGTGCGGCATTTCCAGATCGGCGGTCACGAACGTAAAAGCGTCCCTGTGATATGCAAGGGCGTTCACATAACTTGAACCCGCGGTTCCGCAGGTGTCGTTTCCGGCACCGGTGGCGCAAATAACCGCATTTGAAGCCGTTGCGTGTGATGCGATTATATCGCAGTTCTGGAACGCACCCGACGTATATGGGGTCGGTTTTACAGGAATTTCCTTCAGGGCCGCACTACAGGTCGTGGTGGCGGTCACAGTCCAGGTCTGAAGATGCCCGTATCGCGCCTTGGTTTCCGGATTGACGGCGTACAGCCCTGCCACCGTGAAGGTGTCTCCCGGGTGGTAATAGGTTGCCGTCAGGTTGGCGGTCATGGCGATTACAGCGACACCGTCCTCGATGGACGTGGTTCCCGCCGACAGATCGACCGTCGGGGTTACGTTGGTGGCGGTACCCCTGGTGTGGGTCGGGGTCATCTCGGTTTCGTACATCTTGAAACCGGCGAAATCGCCCAGAAGCCCTCTTGAATACTGCCGTGACAATTCACTGGCCGGGTTGTAAAAAGACAGGCCGGCGCTGATAAGCGAGTTGGCCTGAAGCGATTCGCACATGAGCGCCCTGTCGGAAGTCGGTGCCAACCCCTTGGCCAGTTTCGCCCGTGCGGTTAAAAGATCGCCATGAGCGGGTTTTGAGGTAATGGTTGTCCACGCCACGTTCCAAACGTCCGGGTAACAGTTGGCAATCGTTACTTTATCGACTTCCGCCGCCAGCCTTGCCATCGCGGGTTCTAAAATTCTCTCCGCGAAATCGTCCAGCGACAGGGTCAGCTCCACGGACGAAAAGTTGATATCGACACCGCGTTGCGTGGCAATCGTAAGTGTCTGGGTTCTTTCGGTCACGTCCTGTGTGTCCATGACCGCGCCCGACCGGATGGTGAACTGGTTCGGCTCCCTGATTAAAAGGGAACCTCCGTTCTTCGCACCCGATCTTGCAAACCTGTCATCGTATTCACGATTTATGGTTTTGGTAAAAACCAGGTTGTTGTGAAGGATCGATAACGCCTTTCGGGTTATGTCTCCGTCACTTAGGGTTTTAATGGTGTTAGCCATCTTTCAATACTCCTTATATCGGCTTGAGTTTATGTTGTAGTCTTTCGAGCATACGCTGCCGATCCCAGGCCATCCATTCATCAGTGGTCATTTTAGACGGGTCTTTTTCCTGAACATTACCCGACATGCCGACAGGTTCTATCGGTTCGGGAGGGTCAGGGCGGGCAGCGGTTTTTGCCGCCAGTTCCAGCTTGCTTTCCAGCTTGCCCATCTCGTAAAGCTGCCTTTCCGGTGAAAGGTTCTGCATATTTTCAGCAACCGCCCGGTTTTCCGGCCGGCCAAGGTAATACGCCAGCTCCGGGCCTTTATCACTGTTTAAAATCGCCATACGCATCCCCGGGGAGAAAACCGGCGACTCGATCACATCGTCAAAGTCGGAGTGCTTGGCCCGCATGGTTTCGGCTTTACGCTGAAATTCCGCCACGCTTGTATCATACTCTTTTTGCTGGCGGGTGCGGGCGTCCTCCTGGGCCTTGATAGTGTCGCGCCAGTTAAACAGCGCATCCTCATACTGTTCCGTTGTTTCAAACTGATCTATCGTCGGTCGTGGCGGCAGCTTCGGTTCCTGCGGTGCAACGGGCTTTGCTTCCTTACTGTCCAGCTTGCGCTGTAAGTATTGGGTGCGCCGCTCCATTTTTTCCAGCTTGTCTGCCAATTCCTGCACACTAGGGCCTGCAGGCACTTCCTCAGACGGTGTTCCTTCAGTTTCTACCTGTTCTCCCTCAATAGGGGTTTTTTCCTCTTCCATCTTCCCTCTCCTCGGTTGTTACCGGATTACGCAGTTCCCTGCGTGTTTTGTAGTTGCTGCAACCTTCCGATTGCCTGCTGTATCTTGCCTGCTATTTCCTGTGCGCCCGGCCAATCGCTGTACTCGAATATCAGCGGCGCAATAATCTGCGCGGTTTCAGGCCCGGCGTACTGCATAGCGTTTATCATCATCTGCACCATTTCCTGTCGCTTTGAAGCAAATTCCGCACTAACGGTTGCGATTAAATCGTATTTTCCGACCGAAAGATCGTTTTGGACAGCGGGGTTGCCGTCCGGACCTAGCACCTGCTTGTTCACTTCCACACGATTATGATCGCCCGTTTCGGTCATGGTCTGGATTACCCGTTGACGGTTGTAAATCTTCGGTATTAAATCAATCAGTTGCCTACCGGCATATATGATCGCCCTGGTACGATTATTGAAAAACAGGTATGTACCCTTGTTGGACTGTTCGACTCTTGCCAGTATAGCCACGCGGCTTCTTTCGTTTGACTCCTCGCCCTTTGCGGACTGGTAATCGCCCAGATGATCCTCGATGTCGTAAGCGGTGGCCTGCATCATGTTCATTATCCCCGTCGGGATTTGCGCCTGCGGCTCCCGGGAGGGCTTATTAAGACCCTGCACGGCGTTGTAGCGGATATACATCCTATTGCTCATGTGGGCCTCGTCCCATTCCTGCTCGAAATCCTTGATTTGCCTGTGATCGACAATAAACGGCATTTTCGGTGCCAAAGCGACCGTTTCGGTGGCGGCGGTGGCCCAATAGTTATACATTTGCTGCGGACCTTTCGCACCGCGTGCCAGGGAAAGATAGTATTTCTTGCCGTCAACAACCACTTCGTCCCCGAAAACCGGTATGATGGGTATGTGTTTTCCGGGCCAAACCTTTTTTTCCAGAACCTCGAACCCGTTCACTTTGCACCATCTCACGACATGCGTGTTGACGATCCGTTCTCTTACGACCTGGCCGCCCATTTCCCTGATAGCCTCTATGGTCTTTTCGTTATCGACCGGAACAATCTCCCCGGTGGAAAGCAGCACGATCTTTTTCTGAACGGGGTCTTTGTAGAAATATTCCGCCACCTTGACCTTGTCTTTCTGCATCCAGCCGCCGAACACGGTCCCGGATGTGCTGTCAAAATCCGAAATTTCGGCACCCGGGTATCGTTTCCGGAAGTATTTTTTGTCCATCAGGTCTTCGACAAAGCAGTATTTTGCGTCCTCAAGGTTGAACTCGGTGGCGTAAGGGTCGAAATGAACCGATAATTGGTTGTTTATTCTCTTTATCCTGATGTCCTGGTCGAAGCTCATATCATCTGAAAATTGCGTAATTAATCGAAAAAAACCGACAGACGACGATATGGCGTGGTTATGGGCGGTGTCATACGCAATGTCGGCAGCGGACAAGTACTCGATTTCCCGTATAATATCGCTGTAAAGCTCCGCCATCGGCGGATCGGCCTGGGAATCGGCGGGTATGACCTTCAACCGCGGCCTGTTCATCAGCCCGTCACCGCGGATGCGCCTTAGAACCTTTTGAAGTTTATTCGATGTAATGACAGGCCGGCCGTCGGTTTCCCGTTGTGCACGGATATTGGCAGGCCACTGCCCCTCGTCGATGTCGTACACGAACTTCATGTCGTTGGAAGCAGCCTCGTAAATATGCCGCCAGCCGTCGGTGGCTTCCTTGTATCGTTCTTTAACGTCACTTATGAAATCATCGTCTTTAGCCATTTGGTTTCCTAATTTATCTTCCTATTGGTATGTATTTGTCATTTTTCCAATATCCTGCCGGCATACCTTTTTTGTAATAAATAGATTCTATGGAAAAAGTCGGATGCCCGGGAGTTTTGTAAGTATCAAAAAAATGACCTTCTTTTCCCCTATTCATTCCTGACCGCCAAGCACCGACATAATCATAATGTTGGTCAGGGTGCATAAATTCCACAATTTTATTTTTCTCTAGCCATTTTTTAAATTCTGGCATTTCTTCATCACTCGGAATAGGTATTGCTATGCCATCCATTAAATAAAAAGTATCACCTTCAGCCATTTGGTTTCCTATATAATAAGGTACAAATTATGCCCCCAGCCATGCCCCCGTCATCATGCGCTTTTTCTGCGGAAGCGGTTTTATCAAGTGATCCTCGTACCTTGCGCCCGTAAGGGTGTAGCGGTACCAGTTTTCCATGAAATGATCGTTTTCCTTGCCCGGTTTGCCGTCGTCATCGAAAACCCACCGCTTCGTCTCGTACAAATGCCGGTCGCATGTGTCGAAAATATAAGCTGTCGGAAGGCCGTTCGGCCCTTTCAGCCAGGTCTTGATGTTGCTTATCCCCGATTCCTTGTCTTTAGACGCGACATGAAGGGTTATGCCGTGAGCGCTGAGTTTTTCGTCCAGAATCGAGTAGGTGTCCCTTAAATTCGTGCCTAAAGCGTTCCGCATGTACGCCGTATCGCCCTTTGAGAGCGGGTCGATGTACGCATCGGTGATTTTCCAGCCGTTTTTTATCATTTTCCGGACAATATCGTCCCCAATGGCTTCCGCGCTTAAATTCTCCCACGTTTCCGCCACGCAGTAATTAATATCCTGCCGGTTTACCGCCCAATAACTGACCGCCTGGGGGGTGTTCAGGTGAAAATCGATCATAACGGTCACGGGCCAATCGACAGGCACATCGAACGGTTTTACAACGTGTATGTTTTCGTCAAATTCTTTTAAGACCCGTCCGACTAGGGATTTAAACGAGCCGAACACTCGCGGGGGTACGTCGGACGGGTCAATATCCTTGATGAATTTCAGGATTTTCAGTTTGGATATGTCATCATGGTTATTCACACGTCCCTCGATATACCTCTCGGCGGCAAAACCGCGGTCGGAAACGGGCTTTCCCTTGGGCTTGTCGTCGTAGAGCAGCAGGTCAAAGAACCTTTCCCGCTCGGTTTCGTCCAGGCCAAGCTCTTCCAAAAGCCTTAAATCGCTCCCGTAAAGCTCCGGGTTGTCGGTTATGTTCAAACCGTCGATTATTCCGATGTCCCTTCTTCCGGAAAGGACAATCTCGTCCAATATCCACGCTTCCTTTAGGGGTGTTAGGGACAAAAGGGTTTTCCCACAGTCCAAAAGCAGCCCCCGGCTCATGGCGCTGTACTTGCTCTTCGGGGGCGGTTCGTCCATTACGACCCCCTGCGCCCTGAAACTCTCGAAAAGATCGTCGTCCTGGCTGTAACTCATAATCGTGAGCGTGCTTTTATTGTTCCACTGCCAATAATACTCGGTACCCTGCTCGTTCTTTTTCGTGGTGTACCACCCGCTGGGTGCCCATTTTTTCAGCTCAGGCACTAAAACACGGCCGATGTGCAGCTTCCAGTCCTCACCCGTTAAAATCAGGTCCACGGGCGGCTTTATGCCCAAAGAGCTCGGCTTGTAATACTGGTTTCCCGGCACACGCACTGCGTCAGGGTCGTCCTTGGTCGTCGGACTCCACGGCTCGTAACCCAGCGCCCACGAAATCAAGACGTTCACGGCAAAACAGCTCTTGCCGATCTTGTTGGACGCGATAACACCCGTGGTCGTCTTGTTTCTTACAGACTCGATCGCCCGTTTCTGCCAGTCGTACGGCTTCCAGAAAAAGGTCGCATACGCCGCCCGGTACTCCGCGCGCCTATCTGCGTCGCTCTTTTCGATACTCACTGCGACGAAGCGGTCGAACTACCTCCCGCTCACCCTTTTTCTTGGGCCGCTCGACCACCATCGTGTCCCCACGATGATTCCTCGGCTGCTCCACTATCTCGATTCTTTTTCCCAAGGTTCTCCACATGCTCCCTTGATTTTCTGTGACCGCCCATGCCCTGCTTGTTCACGTTCCGCTCGCACACCTCGCACCAAACAGCCACAAACTCGCGCTTCTTGCGCTGTTTTATGTATCGGATCTTCTCGACACTACGGCCGCTCTTGACAAGGTCCAGGTCGGCACGAAGAGAGCTTACGGCGGACTCCAGCCGCATCACCCGGTCTAATATCGTTAAATTACCCACGCTTACGCTTCTTTCTGGGCAAGCCCTTTTCCTTTGTGCCTGCAAACTCGCGCAGCTGTTTAATGCTCATGCCCGTTCTCGTCCTCTTCCCGGCACGCTTTCGCGCCAACTCCGCACCCATAAAACGCCGCTGCTTCTTGCTCTTCGCCGGCATAAAACCCCCCAACCGAACGTTCGTTCGGGTAAAGAATTAAAAAAAAACTACTTGCTCTTACCGCGGCCCTTCTTCTTGCCCTTTTCTAACTTCTCGAATATCCTGGCCGCTTTCGCCTCGGCCCACTCAGGGTCTATCCCTAAACCAATGTAATACTCAACCAGTTCCTCCAGCGTCATCTATACACCTCCTATGGATTATAATCGCGTGTCGCCAACCAACTGAACTCCACACCACCCTTTACAGCCCCGGCAAAATTCCTCGATTTAACACTAAAACCGCTTGGAAGCCGTGAATAAAAATACACGATCACGCCCGGCGGTCCCCCGGGGTCCTCACAACTCAGCGCAATGCTGTATTGATCGTCAATAAAAGGCGTTTCAAACACAATGTCCCAGTTGCCCTGACTGTCCGTTACAGCCCTGCCGGACTTGGTCGCCTTTATAAACGCTAAACCTAAATTGATAAACTCCCACTGCCCGGACCGGTGAATATAACTCTCACCCGTGTCCAACTCCTTGAAAATGTGGCCGTCCAATGCGTCCGTAACAGCTAAACGCTCAACGTGCGTACCCTCCCACACTATGTTTCCTAAAAGCTCAACCAAATATGCCAAACGCCCTTAATTTGTCAATAGTGTCGTTCACCGCAATAACCGAATCGGCCGGCGCACCCGCCGCCTTGACCGGAACAGACTGAACAGGCTTCTCAATAACATCCCCCCAAGACACAACCGAACGAATAACACGCCTCTCTAACCGCTCACGATTCAACCGATCCGCCCTCTTAATATAATACGGGTGCATTACTTCTTCCCTATCTGATCCGCCTTGCTCATCGGACGAAAATACGGCTTCGCACCCTCCCTTACCTTGTCCAATGGCAACGAT